CTTTGTACCGGTCTCGCGACATTGCCTGCCTATCGGGTTCCTCATTAGTAAAGACAACCACGTGTACTTTGTGTGGAATAATTTTACTAGCTGATTCATATTTAGGACTGAATACCATTTGATCTTTCAACTGTTCGAGGATTGTGTACTGTAGGAATTGAATACCATTTCGGGGAATGTCAAACATGAACACTCGCTTGCTAGGATCAATAACATATGCAATATCGTCGCGTTTTCCAATAGAAATTCGTTGGCATTTAGTAGGGTGGAGTGTGAAGTAGTAGCGTATAAACCATGACTTGCCCTTACCTCCGTCGGGATCAACATAGAAGTTTACAGTTCGATCGTCTGGCTCGAGTTCGAGTCCGTCATAGAGTCGTCGCTGCCACTGTCGGAGGTCTCCTGTGACGAGTTCAGTCGGCTTTGATAACAGCCGCACCATGGACATAGCTGAGGATCTATACCTGAGGTACAAACTTGGGAAGTGTTCGGCCACATCTCTTTCGTATAAGGGGGTATCTAATTCGATAATCCATGCCTTGAATTCTTCAATGTCGTTGCGTTTGCCCTGCTGATCTGGTAAGGACCCGTATTCTTGGTAATCACCGTCCTTTTTACAGTACTCGGCCGCTTGAGTGGACGTGCCACGGGCGACTTCATAGTGACCTCTTTCGGATAGGAAGCGGCGGATGGCGCCGAGGCGGTAGTTGCTGTCGAAGATGACAAAACCTTGGAGGTGAGGTGTTCCATTTTCACCGGTTTCTTTTCCATAGACGGCATACTTGGTGGTGGCTAGATTTTGGGACAGAAGTTCAATCTCCCCTTCCGTGGGATTGTTGAGAGTAAAGCACCAGCGTTTAGACTGCATGGTGTTTTTATGGGATGGGACAGAAGTGTGCTGGGTAATACTGGGCCAGCACATATTTTTCGGCGGTGAAACTTCATACCACTAATTTTCGTGCCGATGAGTTCGATTGTACCAAGGTACGCAATAAGACGTTACGGCCCCCCCTTAGCAGGATATGCAATGCGTGCCTTCAGAAGGAACCATGGAATGTACGGTAGAGTTGCTAAGCGAACTGCTCGAAGAGTGTATCGAGCTCGCAAGAGGCGTAGGTTCCGTGCGCCTAATCCAACGTCTGGAACAGCTACTGCGAAGCGTACGGAAATCAGTAATGACAATGGGCCTGTCGCAAGACTCACCAAATCGTTAAATCAAGTCAACTTGGCGGCAATTTCTCATTCCGCTAATAATACCATTGACGAGAGACAGCGTAACATCCTCAACCTTAGGGGGGTTAAAATGTGTTTGGAAGTGCATAATACCCAAGACGATCCCCTATACTATAACTGTGCTGTAATTGTGCCTAAACTATCTCCCTCGGTATCTGCAACAGGGTTCTTTCGAGGTAACGGAGCAGACAGAGACGTGACATTCGGTACTAGCCTAACCGGTTTACAGTTGCATTGTCTACCTATCAACGCTGACAAACATTACGTGCTTTGGCATAAACGTTACAAGCTAAACCCTATCTCTAACACGGGTTATCAAGCTGCGTCCGGCAAGAGTTACATGACCATTAAGAAGTACCTAAAGTTCAAGCGACAAGTGCGATATTCGGATAACGCGGATACCCTACCTGAAGGTGGCGTTCCCTATTTCATCAGTTGGTGTTCACTGTACGGTGAAGCAAGTGGAGCTGGAGTTAGCGCCCTAGCAGAAGCTAAACATTTCGTGACCTACTTCCGTGAGCCTCGCTAATGTGGAGGGTAAATCCTGGAGGAGGTCCTCCGGCTACTCCTGACTTTCCGGCAGAAGGTTGGCAATTTGTGCGTGGGCGTTGGATTTGGAATGCAAGACAATATCAAGCGCATCTAGACCGCCTAGCGCGTGAAGCGGCGGAACTAGCAAGAATGAACAGAGAATACGCCTATCTGCGGCGTGTTCAGCCAAGTAACTGGCAATATAATCCTTATACATTTAGGAGGACCCGAGGGGGGAGAGGGACCTAAGATAAATTACTTTGTACCGGTCTCGCGACATTGCCTGCCTATCGGGTTCCTCATTAGTAAAGACAACCACGTGTACTTTGTGTGGAATAATTTTACTAGCTGATTCAT